GTAGATGTTTTGCCGCGCCTGTTGTTGCTGCGGTGCGGTTAAGGATTGCGAAATGTCGTAGCGCACAACGGTACTGTTGAGCGCGTAGGCAGAACTATCGATCGCCGGATACGTCGTCACCCACTGCGTAGATGTTCCGTCATTGTAGCGAATGAAAAGTATGCCGGTGTCGCTCTCCCACCATAATGAATTGTCGGGTGCCGTTGGCGCCGTGTCTGCAATCAGAACCGATGCGCCACCGCCACCGCCACCGCCGGTGGCTACTTTATTGTCAACGTACTGCTTAGTGGCGGCCCCCAGCACAGCTGACGGATCTCCGTTTAACAGCAGCGGCCCGGTCATGGTGTCGCCGCCCTTGCTGACCTTGCTGGTGCCTACGCTGTCGGCGTATTGTTTTGTCGCCGCTCCAAATCCGGCGGTGGGATCTGCCGATAAGATCAGCGCACCAATCATGGTGTCGCCAGCCTTGGCGATTTTTCCGCCCAATCCTCCGTCAACGTATTGCTTGGTGGCTGTACCAAGACTTGCGACAGGGTCTGCCGCCATGAGCAGCGGCCCGGTCATGGTATCGCCAGCGCGATTTACCTTGCCGGTGAGAGCGCCGGAAATGACGCCATCAGCGTACTGCTTGGTGGCCGCCCCCAGCGCGACAGACGGGTCAGCCGCCAGCACCAGCAGCCCGGTCATGGTGTCGCCGCCCTTGGCAACGCGGCTGCTGTCTGATGGGTGAATGTGGTCGTCGCGTGAGCCTACGGTGGATGTGCCGGGAGCCGCCGTCCCATTCATTAATGGAGGTACGTTTGACAGCCCCATGCCGCCGCCGATAGGTAACGTGAATGTCGTCCACTTGAGGCCGTCCCAAGTATAGACCGGCTGCCCCGGCACCGGAGGTTGCGGGTAAAGGTCGCCAATGATCGGATTATTTGGAAAGTCGAGCGTGGCCATTGCGGCGCTCCTCTAAAAACAATTGGGTGGATACCGCATTTGCCTTGACCATTTCGTTGCGAAAACTTTCAACTGCGGCGCCGGTCTGCCGCTGCGTCTGGCTGTTCTCAACCAGCATGACAGGCAGCCACGCGAGCGCACAATTCCATTGATCGATGGTGTCTGTGCCCTGCGGATTTTTTCCACGCACCTGTATCCACAACGGACACTTGTGGCAGACCTTGCTCATGTCCTGCTTGTGCAGCGGACAGGTGAGGCCTTTGTTTGCGTGCGGGATCTGCGTCATTAGTTTTTGTACGCTATGATTACGTCAAGATAATTTATATTGAGATTTATCGAGTGGGTATGTCCATTGTTTCCGCCAGCGGCGTATGTCGCATCGAAGTTTGCTCCGTCCCACACACGCACTCCGGTTGCAGCGGCACTGACGCCCAATGACATGGGGCCGCATTGCGGGTTTCCGCTTGAAGCCGGGCATTGGCCAATAGGCGTGCCAACGGTAACCGTACCGGCCCCGTTTAATAAATGCGAATGCCCCGGATCGTAAATAGCTGCCGAGTGGGCATGAGACGGCATCTCTGCAACCGTAACGGCGTGATAGCCGACAGTGTTCTGTCCGGCTAATCCTGATAAGCCGTAGCCGCCGCCATTATGTGCCTGATTTCCACTGACTACGCGCAAAGCAAAATCATTCCAGTCTGTTCTTTTTGTCCACCCGACAGGTGCGTTATTCTGAAAAAAAATCATGTGAGTGCCGGGCGGGAATACCGTAATAGACCCAATACCAGCCGTTATCTGGGCATCAACGTACTGCTTGGTGGCCGCCTCCAGCGTTGCCGCAGGGTCTGCGTGCAGCGTCAGCTTGCCCTGCATGAGCAGCGGCCCGGTCATGGTGTCGCCGTCCTTGAGCAGAAAATGATTAACGTCAGCTTGCGGGGAGGCGATCACCCACTGCTTTGAGTTTCCGTCGTTGTAATAGATGTAGAGTTCGCCGCCGACGCTGTCCCACCACAGTGTGTTGTCAGCCGGGTTTACCGGAGGTGTTGAACCCGACAGGCCGGTGCCGTCTATGTTCCACGTTCCCCATATGCCCGCCTTCTTTTCGCGAACATACAACTTGCCGGGCAGCACAACGTCGTTCTGATCTCGGGCGTGAACGACGACGTTCAGGTTTGCCGGTGGCGTGACCAGAGCATCGGAAGAAACCACCCAGCCTACAAAAGCGTGCCCGGCAACTGGCGCACTGGTTGCGCCAGCAGCTGAATAGAACGACCCCGGCCACCACACTTGGCTGTCGTAATTGGTGACGGCTTGCGATGATTTTTCTGCACCAAGACTTACCAGAGCGCCATCGGCGCTGGTTGCGCCGGTGCCGCCAGCCACGATGGGGCGCGGAAGGTTTGCTTCCTGCTGGGCGTCGAGCACGAATGCGTTGTATTTGTTGCTCTCGATCGTCGTATCGGGAATGCCCAGCGTGCCGGGCGGTAGATGATAGACGTTTGAACCGTCGCGAGGCATGAAACCCCCTACTGCCCTTCAGGAAACCGGTACTGGCCGGTCCAAGGATTTACCCCCCGCCGACGCAAGTTGTAATCAGCGAGTTGGTTTATCACGTTTGCCGTGGCGTCAGGCTCTCTTGTCAGCAACATCTTGGCGATCGCATCACGCTGCTTCTCGCTCTCGCCCTTTGATGCACGCAGCAGAAACTCGGTGGCATTTTTTATGAAGCCGCCCGGACTATGTCCGGCGGCACTCGTGATCATGCCGACAGCTTCGCCACCGCCGGGCGCCGATGTGATGTCGGCAAGGTTCTCCGCCGTGGACGAGCCGCCCAGCGCCGCCTTCGACGTGCGCTGCATTTCTTCTTCGCGGTTGAGAAACTGGCGCATCTGGTCCGGGCGTCCCGGCATCTGCGGGCCTTGGTACAGCGACAGGTTCGCCAGCTCGTTCGACCCCTTCATCGATTTCTCGCGCAGGATCGTCGGGTAGTTGCCGGTCTTTTCCAGCGGTGCGCGGACGGCGTCGGCATACCCGATGCGAACGCCCTGCTGCTCTGCTGGCGGCAGTGATTGGAAGGCAGGAACGGTATCTTCAAAGCGGCCACGGCTCGCCATCTCGCGGCCCTGCTCTACAGCCTCCTTGACCCGCATCGGACCAGCGAAAGCTGCGTTGGCCTCGCCGTAGAGCGGGTTGGTGGTGGTCATCTCGTCGAGCATGCGGTTCTTGAAGCCGGTCAGCGCCCTGCCGTAGGCATTCGTCTTGCCGGTGATCTTGTCGGTATTGTCCTCGATCATTTTGTCGAGGCCGATCTTCACCGTTTGCAGCGTCCGCATGTTGGGGACGCCGCTGATGATCGGGTCACCGGCCTCGTTAAAGCTAGTGATGGCCGCATCAGTCGGATTGAACGGCTTGCCGGTGCCGACGCTCTCGAGCCGCTGGATGGTCACGCCGTGCTTGAGACCGGCCTGTGCTTCCGGCTGCTTGAGAAAATCATCCAGCTTGGACGACCATGTCGGCACCTCCTCGGCGGCCTTGTACAAGGGGCTGCTCTGCGTGCTGGCCTGATCGATCAGGCTAGTGGTCGCCTGTTCTGCCGTGCCGGGCGCTCCCAGCGCCCTGCCTACCTCACCGCTGACACGCTGCGGCATGTTGAGGTCGCGCGGTGCCAGCACCTCGGTGATGCGCTCGCGCGGCGTCCCCGGCATCTTGGCTTGCGCCGCCAGCTTGCGCTCGCCTTCTTTGCCGATCGCGTCGGCCAGCGTATAGTCGGTCTGCCCGGCGGCGTGCGCGTCCCGCATCTTCTGCAATATCTGATCGAGCGTCTGGCCGCTGTCTGCCGCCGCCTTGGAGACCTGATCAACCGCCATGTTCTCGGCTGGCCGCAAGCGCGGCGCTTGCATGATGCGGGCGCCAAATCCGGCAACGGGAGCAACAATCGGCAGTGCTGCGGCTACTCCGCCACCCAAGACGCCGCCCATTTTGGCACCGGACAGGCGCTCGTCGAAATTGTTGCCTTCGCCAGCTCCGACAGCTGCGCCCAGTGCGCTGCCCTTGAGGACGTTGCGGCCATAATTGTAGGCGGGCGCCACCGCTTCCGGCAGGGCGCGGCTGGTGAAGGGGATAGTCGCAGCTCGAGGCCCGCCAAAGACGCCAGCGCCGGTAGCGAGGCCGCCGGACAGCGAGGCGGCTCCTCCCAGAAATCCCTGCGGCTGGTTCTCGGTAGACAGATCCTGCGCCGCCTTGGTGTACTTGTAGGCCTCTCGCGGGTCGATGATGCCGCGCTTGATCATCTCAAGCGGCGTTAGGGCGCCAGCCATCAGCTCGTCGCCCCAGCCCATGCCAGCGCCGTAGGCCGCCTTGGCGCCGTAGCCCTCGAGCGGTGGAGAGGCACCGGCAGCTATGAACTTGTCGCGTTCGTCGATCGCCGCTTGCCGGTACTTGTCCGGGCCGCGCGTGCCGGGGATGACATCGACCGGGTCAACAGTCGGCCTGTTGCGGTACGACGCCCAGATGTCGGGCTGTGATATAGGAGGCGACGGCGTTGTGTCGGGCGCAGCTGGAGCGGCTGGCGCCGCTGCTGGCGCAGCTGGAGCGTCATCTGGAGAGATGCGAAACGCTGCCCAAGGATCGTCAGCCATCACCTTCTCCTCGGTACCTCGCCCGGCTTGCCGTCAGGCAGTATCAGTCTGCGACCGGGTTGCAGGTCTTTGACGTCGTCCGGCGACGTTACCTGCACCGGCGGCAGCGCACGCTGCTCTTTCACCGCAGCGTCCTGTGCAGAGTAGCTGTCGTTCAGGCTCTTGATGATTGTCTCACCGGCAGTGCCGCTGACTTTGCCGACGACCTCCATCAGCTGCCGCCGTCGATCTGACTTGTCTCTAATATCTTGGTCAGTGTCGCCAACCATCGGCACGAATGCCGGAATGTTGCGGGCCGCCTCGCTGGGTGACACGGCAGAGCCGCTGACAAAGTTCAGCAAACCAGACGCCCAGTTGTCGATCGCGTTCCGCGCCCTGCGGTACTCGTCCGACACCAGCACATTGCCCAAGTATGGAATGCCGGAACCGATGCCGCTCGGGTACTTGGTCAGTGCCTTGCCGTAGTTCAGCTCCTTGTCGAGCAGGTCGAGATCCGGCTTGGCGCGTTCAGCAAAGACAATCGCACGCTGCTGCGGCTCGGACAGTGTCGCCGCCGGTGCGCCCGGTGCGATGCTGTACTTGTCGGCGCCTTGTGGTCGCTCATACTGCGTGCCCTGCGCCTGAAATTTGTCAGGCTCGTTGACCTTCCGCTTCAGTTCTGCAATTTCGAGTTCTGCTTTTCGTTGCGCCTGATCACGCGGGATGCCGGTGTCGTAGTATTTCTTCTCCAGATCCGCGCGGGAGTTCTCGATGTCAAGCGTGAGCTTGGCGCGATCGAGCGGCACCTTGTTGATGTTGGCTTGCTGCATCTCCGCTTGCAGCCGCTCGTTGAGCTGCTTGATGGTGCGGTCTGGACCTTCTCGCACCCATTTCTGGTAATCCTTGACATCCTCCTGCCAGAGGCCGCGCTGGTTGACGAAGGCGTCCTGCTTCTGCTTGTCGCGTTCGCCCCTGAACTTTTCTTCAGTGTCGTAGATGTTCTTGTAGTAGGCCCGCGTCTCCGGGCTGACATTTGGGTTGTTCATGTACAGGGCGGCTTCGGCCATCGCTCTCGACGGGCCAAGGGGCGGCGGCTGCACTGGCGGCGCCCCCGGAGGCTTGCGCTGCTGCTCTGAGGCGGGCTGGATCGCCTCCTGCGATGGCGTGGAGCCAGCTGGAGCTGGCGCGGCCTGTGTGGGTGCCGCCGTGACGCCCTGCGAGGTGTCTGCCGCCCGCGCTGGCGGCACCAGCGTGCCAACGGCATCGCCATAGCCTACCGGGGGAGCCATGGGCATTGCCGCCTGTGCCGTGGCACCCATGGGAGGCACGGTGCTGCTATCCGAAATCACCGAAGGCGAAGTCGGGGGCAGAGAAGCGGTCGTCGGGGACGGGGAAGTCCCCGACTGTGTAGGGTCCGGCTGCGGCACCTCCGGGGCCGTGACAGGCTGGTCTATGACCGCTCTGGTGATGGCATCACGCCGGTCCTGCAACGACGCATCCGGTCCACCGCCAAGCGACCCCATCGGGCTTAGACCCGGCAAAGGCGCATCTGACCTCACGGCACCCTCTCGGCCAATAGATGCTGTTGGGAGGAATGGCGATCCGGGTCTGCGGCCACCGCCCAGCATCTCGAGCAGCCGCGCGTCGGACGCGCCGCCTTCCGGCGGAGCCTCCTGCGCCACCTGTTGCGGCTGCTGCACCGGCTGGTCGAGCAGCGCGGCAGTCACGGCATCGCGCGGGTCTGCCTGAACTGGAGAGCCTTCACGATCGCGCATGCCGCCGCTGCCGCCGCCGCCCATGGCTATGGCAGTCGCCGGTGCTGGCTGTGCGCCGGTCCCGGCGAGGTAGGAAGCCGATCGAGAGGCGACATTCGGAGCTGACGGACGCAGGTAACCGCGCAGCATGGCGTCAGCCGCTTGGCCTTCAGTTGGCGCATTCTGCATCGCCTCGAATGCTTTCGGCGTGCTCTCCTTGAGGTTCTCCGCCGTAAAGCGCGACTGCAATGCCGGGTCTTGTCTGCTGTAGCCGGGATAGTTTTTGTCCAGCCACGCTTGCATCTTGTTCCAATCTTCACCGCCCTCCTGAAAGAGGCCGTGCGAATACATCGCCTCGGTGCCAGCGAACTTGGGGTTATGCTGATCGATGTGGCGTGATGCGTCTGACCAGTTGAAACCGCTCTCGTCGCGGGCATTCGGCATGGTGCCGCCGATCGCTGTAGGCGTGTAGCCAGCGCGAGCGAACTCATTCCGCATGGTAGCTTGCACGCCGCCGACAGTGCGCGGGTCACCGCGCGGCAATGGCACATCCGGCGACGGCACTGGAGCCGACGACGCCACATCGATCGGCGCCTGTTCTGGCGCCTGAGACACCGGAGGCGGCGGCTCTGGCGGCCTTTCTTCCTGCCGTGCAAACATCATCATCTGCGGGTCAGCCGCTGGCGACAGCATCGCTGTCTGCTGCGGCGCCGGTGCTGGCGCCGTGATCGACGCACGCTGCGCTGGCATCGGCGGAATGTCCGCTGGCGTCAGGTCAGCCACCGTGCCGCCGCTGAAGCTGGGGGTTGCCAGCTCTGGCTGGAAGAACGTGTTTTCCTGCTGCGCCGACGCGGCTGACGGAGGAGGCGCTGACGGCACGGCATCCGCGAAACGCTGGGCAAAGGGCGGCATATCAGGCGGCGGCGGGCCTTCACTGACCGGCCACGGGGGCGGCGCAGTAATGGCGGGGGCAGTCCATGGGCCGCCCGGTATCGATGCCGGGGCTGCGGCAGCTGGAGCTGGCGGAGGCGCCACTGGCGCCGCTGTGGGCGGTGGCGGCCTCTCGGTATCGATCGTGGACACCTTGGGGTCGTAGCCCGGCGCAGTCACCGGCGCCGGTGCTGGCGCAGCAGTCGCTTCTGCTGGCGTGTAGGTGCCGGGCGTAGCTTTGCCGCGCAGGTTTGCTTCAGCGGTTTTCTGCTTCTGCTCCATGTGGTGGAGCATTAGGTCGTTGATGCCTTCAGCGAACGCATCACCCAGATAGGTCATGCCTTCGCCCTTGGTCTTGGGGAAGCCTTTCTGCTTTCCGGCGAGCGCGGCAGCGATGGCGCGGCGCTGTTGCAGCTCCTGATAACTCAGGCCGGTATTGCCTCCGAAGATGAAACTGCCCTGTTCGTCTGCCATGTCATCCCGCCCTCAAAACTGTGCCCATGACCAGCCTGTGGTCGATGAACTTTCTGCCGCCATGCTCCGCGACGGCACTGGGGTCGATCTTCTCGACGTCCTGCGCCATCGGGCCGATGTGCATCTGCTTGTTGGGGTCGCCCTTGAAGCTGTACTTATAGACCGGCAGCTCGTCGTCGTCGGCCTCCATCGGCTTGTAGCCGCGCGTCGGCTCGTCATGATCGGCGTCACTGACGTAGCTTGGCGTGAAGATGCTGCCGACTTTGGTGATGTTCTCCTTCTCGCGAACGTCGGACATCGCCATCAGGCCCATGCCGCCTTTGAGCAGACCACCGGCAAGGCCGTAGAGACCGCCCATCTGCTGCTGGTAGTTGGCATTCTGCTGCTGGTAGATCTGCATGTCCTGCGAGAACCGGTTGTTTATGAGGCCAGCAACGTCGGTCGTCGGGATCTGGTTATTCGGCGTGTTCACGAAATTCGGGTTACTGATCTGCGAGCCTGACAGCAGCGAGCTGATCTCGTTGATCGGCTGGTTCCGCATCGCGTACTGCTCGTTCATGTACTGATTGCGGGCCATGTTCTCCGCGTTGAACGACGACTGCGCTTGCGAGACCTGCTGCGCTAAACCTGCATTGGCAAAGTCTGCGCGGGCACCGGCTTGCTGGAAATTCTGCGCCTGAGCCTGATTGGCGAATGTGCCGGTCTGCTGTGCCTCGGTGTAGGCCTGTTGCTGCGCGGCATTCTGGAAGCCAGCCTTCTGCGCGGCCATGTCCATCATGCGCTGCTGCTCGGCACCGGCCTGACCAACTGCGGCAAACCGCGCGTCGTTGGCTTGCCGGTTGTAGTTGTCCATGGCCGATGTGTAGGCCTGACTGCCGTAGCGGATGCCTTGGTCCGCGAGCTGCTGCGTGATGCCCTGCTTCTCGATGGCGAGCTGCGGGTTCATCCGCGCCATCAGTGCGTCCTGCACGTTCTGGCGGTCGCTGCTGAAATCATCAGCCGGGCCGTAGGTGCTCTGGATATTCCCGGCACCCGCTGCACCGCTCTGGTCGAACGATGTCTGCTGCTGCCCGGTGTCGGCAAACGTCGTCGCCGCCGATGGCAGACCGCTGATCTGGTTGGGATCACCGGCAGCCGGTGCGCCGCTGGTGTCGATGTTGTTGGACAGCCACTGAGACAGGCGCGAACTCTGCGCGTTCGCCATGCCAGCCAAGTTCATCTTGGTGGCGTTCGACTGATCCTGTATCTGCTGCTGCTGCGGCGACAGCGTCTGCGTTGCCGTGAACGTCGGGATGTTGATGTTGGTGCCGGTGTACGGGTCATTCCAGATGTAGTTGCCGGTAACATCGTAATTCAGCGAGCCGTCAGGCGTGACCTGATTGGTATTGTTCAGGAACGCATTGCTGATCGCCGTCGCGACGTTGGTGGACGTCGAGGCTCTGGCAGTGTCGACCGGATTAGGTGCCGGTGGCGGCGACGGCTGCGACTTACCCATCTCAGTAATTCCCCGGATTGGTTCCCGGCTGCATCAGTTGCGATCCCGGCTGCTGCATCAGCGGCTGCGGACCCACGAGACCCGGCACGTTTGGCTGCGGCCCTTGCGGCAGTCCTGATGCCGGTGTCGGTGGCATGACTGCACCCGGCCCCGGCCCAGCTCCACCCATGCCAACCGGCGGGCCGCCCATGGGCGGGCCGCCCGGAGGCGGCGCACCCATGCCGCTCGGAGCCAGACCGGCTGCGGCCATGATGCCGGGGGGCTGAGATCCCGGCATGGCGCCAGCGGCATTAAGCGGGTCTGATGGGCTGGGCATGTTCTGCCCCAGCACATTAGGCGGCCTAGACAGGTCAGGACGGTAGCCACCACCAGCTCCCATGCCGGGCATGGTGCGCGGCGACGGGTTTGCCACATTCATCAACGCCGATGTGATGGCGTTGCGTTGCATGTTGGCGCCCGGCGGCATCGGGTTGGCCGGGCCTTGCGGCATTGTGGTAGCGCCGACGCCCTGCGGGTTTGCGTAATTGATCATGCTGCCTCCTCCAGAGCGTCAGCTGGTGCCGTGTCTGGCGTCAGGTGATGCTTAAATCTGCGATTAAAGCGGTTATTCGCCCAATCCTCTGCCGTCAGCAGACACAGGACGCCGTCCTTGCCGCGACCAAACATGCGCGGCACCTTGATGAAGGTGTAGTCGTAGACTGCGAGCTGGCGCAGCAGCCGCTCGTTTTCGATCGGCGTTCGCTGCACGAGCATCTGGCAGCCGCATGTGATGAATGGATAGCGGTACATGCGCTCGATGGTGCCGCGCATCAGCCAGTGCGGATCTATGGCGGCGCCGGTCAGCTCGATCAGGCCGCTGTCGTCGTCGTAGTTGTGGTAGACGAGGCCGCCGATCAGCACGCCGCTCTCGTTGAGCACGCCGATGCCGCGAGCCTCGGACGGAAAGCCGCGATGGCAATGCGGCACCAGCTGCGCCACAAACTGCGCCACCAGTGCATCGTGTCCGTACAGGTACGAGAGCATCAGTCGAAAATGAACCTCATTCCGCCGGTTGGATCTGCTGGCGGCGCCGGTTGCGCCGCACTAGCCGCTGCGGCATTTGCCGCCACTCGCGCGGCAATAGCGTTGCGCCGCGCGTTCATGTCGTAGTGACCGCCCTGCGCCCAGACCTTGAGCGCCTCCGGGTCAACCATGCCGCGACTGTCGCCGTAGACTTGGTTGGCCTGTATCGGGCCGCCGTAGACGCCGTCGCCGCCCAGCGTCTTGCTTGGGTCTGTCCACGGCTGCGCGATGCGCGTGGCGTCGACGTCGGCGCGGGTGAGGCCACGGTTTTCTGCCTCCCACGCCGACACGGCATCCATCGAAGGCTTGTAGCCTTTGATGTAGGCGGGGGCGAAGGCGTCGGTTGGAGAACCGGCCTGATAAGTCTGAAACAGATTGCCCATCGGCTGCGCGGCGGGAGCGGTAGCAACCGCAGCAGTCAAATCCGCCGCCGGGTCTGCCGGTACCGGCACTGGAGGTGCGTCTGCCATCACTCGCTCCCTAGACGTTCACGCCAAGTCTCTCGAACGTAGCGCCTATTGAAATCAGCTCCACGAGCGGCGTAGCTTCCTGCGCCACTGTTACCTGACAGATCGGCGCGTGAGAAAATCCAGTTTCCCCGACCGACACCCAGCCGGTATTTCTCACCACCTGTGAAACCATGCTATGCGACTGATCCCACTTCGCCTCATCCCACCTTCCCTGATCCCAGACGTCTGGAATGCCGGGATCTGGTCCTGCGGACGGTGGAGTAGGAATACGAATAACGTAGTCGGTGCATGCGGCAAGCTGCGGAACGAACGGCTGCCCGCTCTCCGACAAAAACGAAGCCCGCGCCTGATGCCAGACGACGGTGGTCGATGTCTGCTGAAACATTTCCCAACCGCCAACCATGACCGCCGTATACGGTTTTCCGTCGTCGTAACCGCCGCGATCGGCCTCCATGATGAGACCATCCTGCGTACCGAAGAACATGCGCCCGCCAAGATACATCCAGCACATGGCGTCCCAGCCGACGATGCGGCCCCACGCGCCGGTGGCGCTGTTGGCGCAGCCGACGTACTGGACGCCGATCGGCCCTCCCGGCCATGTGACGAACACTCCGCCGAACTCGTCCCACTTTTTCATCGTCCACGGATATAGACGACGCTGCGCTACCATATCCCGCCACATCGGCTTGATTGGGCGCGTGACGGCAGCCAACTCGAGCTGGTCAGCAGTCTTGGTGATGGCTTGCGAGAGCGGAATAATTCCGTCCACGCAAGCAATCAGCAGGTCTCCGCCGATCGGGATGTGTGCATTCATGCCCATGGGGACGCTGACCGTGTAGCGTCCTTCCTGCCGCCAGTTGTCTGCGGTGGACGGGTCACTGCCGGTGAAGATGATTGCCTCGCCCTGATCAGTCATGAACACGCACTTGTCGTCGGTGCCGTCACCGGCGTCGATCGACCATGTGGCGCCGAACATCAGCGTGCCGCCTTTGGTGGCCGCCCCCGACAGCGGGATCATCAGCAGCGTGCCTTGGATGGCGTTGAGCGGCAGGTACCACGCATTCATGCTGTTCTTCTCGATGAAGAACCAGCGGTTGCGATATTTCCAGACGTACACAAGGTCCAGCCCTGCCTCTACGGCAGAACCGGCAATGGCGTTGATTTCTCCGCTGTTGAGTTTTGTCCAAGTCGTTCCATCAAACCTGAGCGGGTAATCGCCAGCATCATTGACAGCGATCATGTAATCGCCGCCTTGATTTGAAAGCTGCGAGGCTGCGTAGTTTCCTGAACCCTGACCGGCCATGACGACAGTCGGAAAACCTGAAACCGTTACGTCGTAAAGCGTGCTCTGCGTTGCCGCGTACATGCGCTGCGAGGCATGAATGTTGAACTCGAAACCTGAAATAACCGGAACAGTTTCCGGCAGCTCGCACCAGCGCACGCAGCCTCCGCGCAGCTTTACGCTACGCATTGTCGGCAGCCAGTTGTCGAGAACCATAGCCCCACCGGGCTGCATGTAGGTGAAATTCTCGCTCAGGATAATGCCGCGCGTCGGCGCCGCGATCGTGATCGTTTGCAGGTTCTGCGCGACCTGCTGCGGGACTGCCGTGCGCCTGAATGCCTGATGCTGGCTCATGGTATCGGCACCGGCCACGGATACGCAACGGTGGCGTTAGTTGATACAGGCGAGCGTCCGGCAATGATTGGCGCCGGACTGTCGGCGCCCATCATCATCACCAGCGCGTCACCGTAGGTGCCCATGTCCTCGGCGTAGGGCGAACCCTTCTGCGCCTTCCACTGCCAGATCATGGCCAGCTTGTGAATGCGATCGCCAAGAATGAAGCTGTCGTTGTCGGTGGTGAACTCGGTGCCAAGACCGCCAGAGAAAAGTTTGATGCAGTTTTTCTTCAGGTACGGAAAGTATGCGCTGGTGCCTACGCCCATCACCGGCACGATGTGCATCTGGCCGCCGTAGATGATCCACTCGCCGCGATTGTCGTAGTAGCCGCGAGCGCGGCGGTTCACCCACTGGTCGAGATCAGGGATAAACCGCATCTGCACGGACGGCGTCGTCGATCGCCAGACGTTCGTACTGAGCAGCATGCGCTGGAAGTCCGGCGGCATGTCGAACGCCTCGGTGGTGCCGTCACCAGCAAAAATTGTCGTTGATTTCAGTACATTCCACTCGCGCGTGTCGTAGGCGATGCGCTGCGCCATCTCGTTGGCGAGCGTCAGCATCTCCTGCATGGTACGGTTGCCAGTGATGTTGGAGAACACGGACGTCGGAATGGTGACGCCGACGACCTCGCATACATCTTTCACCACCGACAAAAGGGACATCAGTCAACTTTCTGCTGGGCCTCTGTTGCCATCCGCATCAGCGTCTTGCGATTGAGCGAGCCGTGCGGCGCGTGACCGCTGTTGGTCGTAATAAACTCGCGCAGCTGCTCGAGGCTCATAGTGTCGAACTTGGTTGGCTCTGCCCGGCTCTCCAGTGCGCCGCTCAGTGCCTTGGCATCTTCCTCGAGCGCCATGTTGCGGGCCTTGAGCGCCTCGTTCTCCGCGACCAGCTGCGCTGACGGCGCCGTTGCCTTGGCGTCCTTCATGTACTCCTCGGCGCGGTTCTTCAGCTCGCGACCGGCGAGGCCAAGGTTCTTCAGCTCCTGCCCGTCAACGTGTGCAAGAGCCTCCACAGTGTAGATGTTGAGGGCGCGTAGTTCAGCTCGTCGAGCCTCCGTGAGAAACGGCGCGTAAGTGAGCGGCGTCCCCGCCTTGGTCTGGGCAGTCTGCTCCTTGAACTGACGATACTGGCGGCCAAAACGCTCCGCATAAGTGACAGCAATCTGCTCGCCTGTCTGCGGATCTGTGACCCAGTGCGAGAATGCCATCGCGGGAAAAACGGATACGTTGCGCGACCCGGCGAAGCGGATCTCGCAGATTTCCATGTCGTCGTAGATGGGTCTGCCTTCCTTAACGGTCTTGGCCTCGTTCTTGATGGCGTGGTGTTTGAACAACGCCACTGTTGCTGCATCTGGATCTCTCGTAGGCATCTTGGTTCTCCGTCTGAGGGAATGTGGTAGCGAGCAGCTGCCGCCCCGTGGGGACACGAGGAAAGGGACACGGGACGGCAGCTCTAGCCCAGTGGAAATTACGCCGCCGGGTTACTGTCGTAGAAGCGCCAGTTGAACATCGGGTTGACTTGGGTGAGTTCACCCATCCAGCCGATGAACTGCGCGATCGCGTCCTTGTCGATCGGCATCTGGCCTTCTCCGTCGAACAGGTTGTCGAAATTCCGGTTGGCGTGATACCGCATGCGGAAGCTGTCGGTGTTCAGGCCAAACGTGGTGTTTGCTGGCATGTTGGAGCCGATGCCGCCGTCGAGGACGATCTCCGCTCGCTTGCCGCCGCCGATGTATTCGATCGCGCTGAAGCCAAGCTGGCCCAGCGAGGTCGAGTTTGTCTGTCGCTGGATGGCGACAGTCGCCGCATCGTATGCGGCGTAGTGCTCCGGTGACATCACCAGCAGATCGGCGTGATCCTTGCCGCGTGACTGCTTGGTCATGATCACGTTGAGGTACGGACGGATCGTCGTCGCGCTCGCTTGCGTTCCGATCGCCGCCGACATCGACTGAGCATCGTAGGTCTTGGTCTGCCAGATCACGGCAGAAGCACGATCGATGCCGCCGTAGACGCCGGTATTGGTGACGACCGGCACGGCAGTGGCGAGGCCAGTGACCTGCTTGCCGCCGTTGGCGGTGCCGTCACTGTAGATCGCTGCATCCATCGTGTCCTCGAGTGCGCGTTCAGCCGCATCGATGTAGCTGTCGTAGACATCCATGAGCTGGGCATCGCCCTCGTTGTTGAGGATTTCCTGCATCGAGAGGATGACCGGCACAACGACCATCTTGGGATCAAAGTATGCGTCGTTGAACAGATCGAGCGCAGGATTGAGCAGCTGATCGTAGCCGCTGTACCACTGGGCGACCTGCTTGCTGATCTGAAGCGTCTGGCGAATGCGCGGACCAGAGTAGGTCTGCCACAGGCCTTTGCGCCGCATCACCGCGAGCAGGGCGTTATTGTTTGACACCAGATCCTGATAGCCGCTCGAACGATCTTCGAGGGCCATCGACAGGATCTGCTGATAAGCAGCATTCGGGTTGATATTGGGCATCGAACATCCGGTTCTGTTAGACGCTGCCGTTCACACGCTTGATTGCGTTTGAAATAGCTTCGCGTCGGCCAATCGGTTTGTCGTTCCTGCGCCGCGTTCCGTCTGAGGGACCGCTATCGGGAGCGCCGGAAATCGACTTGTTGGATCGGGTCTGAGCCGGTGTGGTAGAGCGGGTCTGAGCCGCGCGTGGAGGTCTTAGTCTGATCGCTCGCTGATACGCGGTCTCGAGATCGAAACCAAGTTTCAACTCTTGCTCGATCAGGTCTCCTACCTCGTCAAAGCCGGGATGCGCGTCTGCGAACACATCGACCGCAGAGCGCGTCTGACCAAAGACCTTCTCATGGTGCATCCCTTGCACGGTTTGTGCAAGTGTACTGACGGCTTGGTGGAGCTGCCCGATCTGTTGCGACTGTGCCTGTTGCGCGTTCTGGTTCTGCATCAGCTTGTGCTGGTCCGGCGACTGATTGAGGATGTGATACGCAACATCCCTTAAGGTGATCTTCTTACCGTCAGACGTCCGCATGTTCAGGTTGCTGACGATCACATCGAGACCGCCGACGACGTCTTGCCGCAGCTTCTGCTCCATGCCGACGTAGTTGGTGAGCGCCTTCTGCAACGTGGTGCCGTGCTGGGCCGCCAGCTCGTGGAAGGGCCGTATCGTATTCATGGTCTCGTTGTCGGAGCGGTACTTGCGGTACGCGCCCTCAAACTCCTGCGCCATGCGGTGGACCTCGCTGCGCACGCTCTCTGGCGCGGTAGCCCACTCCGCCTTGGCTTTCTCGTTGAAGCGCGGCAACGGGTCGCGGTACGGGGTGCCTTCCGGCAGCGGCGAACCTGCCGCTAACTTGCCGCTAACCTGCGGCGAACCTTCCGCTAACCTGCCGCTAACCTGCGGCGAACCTTCCGCGTCCCTGTCCGGTGCCTTGGCGAACCTGCCAGCCTCGCGGTACCGCTCCTGCTGCGGAGGTTTACGGAGGTCCAGCTCCTTCTGCATTTTCTCGGGCGGGTTGTTGTCGCCCATGCCGCGCTTGGCCTCCGCCTTCTTGGCGCCCTCCTTCTTGACCTCCGGGTGGTTGGCCTTCTCGAACGCACGCTTGATGGCCTCGCGCCGGTTCTCCGGGCGCCCGTGGCCTCGCTCCACATCCTCGACCGGCTTCTCTGGCGTCTGGGCGCCGACAGGCGTCGGCGTGTTCGTCGGGTTCTGGTTGATCACCACCTCGTTGGCGGGAGCTGGTGCGGGAGATGACGGTGCGGATGCCGGTGCTGGCGGGGTGATGTTGACGTCTGACATAAGTACTCCTTGCCGGTCTGAGCGGCTGGTTAAACACGTTCACCATTGCGGTAGCGTGCGACGGCCTTCTGGATGGCCTCTCGCCGTTTCTTCTTCAAGGATCGATCAGTGGTCGTCCGCTGCTTGGGTTTGAATTTTTCGGTGCCAACCTCGATGAGACCCAGCGCCTTGCCGACTGAACGAAACTGAGACTTCGACGTATAAAACCTGCCATCGACCTGCTCGGTGGCGTCCATGATGTCGCTGATGATGTGCGGACACGGGAGCGGCGATCGCGCCGGGGCGATCGCTTCTTTTTTGATGCGCCAGCGGCCCGGCTCAATTTCGATCAGCTCTGGCATCGGCTTCCCTGACCAGCGGCGGCGATACATACACCACCGGCATTCCGTAGAGCGCCACCTTGGTGACAGCCACGCCAAACTTTGTCGCAGCCTCCGACACCGGCATTCCTATTTTTGTTGTCGCGGAGACATCAACGACGGGCATGCCACCCGCTGCCACGGTTACGACTGACATGCCCATCGATGACCTCCTACCTGCGGCGCCGCTTCTGCTTCGCCCTGATCTTGCGCTTGCCGTTGGGTTTTGCCTTGGCCTTCTTGGTTTTCTTCTTTGGTTTTTTCTTTTTGGGCGGCGGTAACACTTGCGAGCCTTCCGGCTCGTTGATACTCGGCATGGCGCCTTCCGGCGACTGCCCGTTCTCGGCTCTCATGGTCGTCACTCCTGTTGAGCGGCGCAAGGATATGCGCCGCCTCCGTCTACCGTCTGGTTCTACGTCTGGTTCCGCTGGCAACGCCAGCCTCCATGAACGTGAACTCGACCTCGTTGGAGACCTTGTCGCCGTTCTTGACCGTAACCGGCACAGTGTCCGGTCCAAGCCAGAGCGGCATGTTGATGCCGGTGGACAGTCTGCCGTCGTCCTCCAGCGTCGTCAGTTCGTCGTTACCGGCAAAGTTGATGACGCTGCCAGCGA